CGGACTTTTTTTCATCCAAATAGGAGAAACGGAGTTTCGCAGAATTAACTATAGCGTATTGCATATCTTATCCAACTCAAACGGTAAAACAATAGAGTCAAGATTAAATAGGTTCTTGATGAACCTTTGGTGATGCTCGGACCTTACGATGAGCTTCAGCTTAGATAACGTCTCGTATGTTTTGACAAAGTCATATGGCTTCATCAAAAAGGCCAGATCCATCATATAATACGCTTTTTTGGCCCTTATGGTTGTCATTTTGAGTATATCGGCTGACATTAGGCAAGTCGCCACTAGAGTCCAATCATATGCATTGGCGATCTCTGTGATATTCATGATGGAGAAATCGGCTGGCAGAACCTGAGAGCTTAGGTTCACATAGAAGAGAGAGGCTTCGCCCAGTCCCCTAGCCTTCTTGTTCAGTTCCTCGAACACCATTATGGATCGTTCTGAAAAGTTAGTATCGGCTACTATTAAACCAAGCATTTTTTGTCCTCTAATATCTTTTTGGCCACTGCAGAAAACCCTAAATCATTAATGATCTGAGCCAGTCTGTCAAAATTTGTATGACCAGCAAAAATGCTGGTCTTGGACATAGTATGCTTAAATTTTTTGCCCTTAATCCCCTTGATCGCTTCAGATATGAACTCTTCTTTTGTCGAAAACTTTAGGGGGTTCCCATCTCCGGCGATTATGTCCAGCTCTCTATATCCGATATCTGATCTAGGAATCGGCGAGACTTTAGCCGTCTTATAGATGGACCAACACTCGCCAATCTGGATAGAGCCAGAATAGCACGGTAAAAGAGAAGCTGATCCAAAGAAGTTCCTCACATTGTATCCGAGTCGATATAGGTCCAACAATGAAGAGTCCATATCGGATATTGGACCAATGTATGAGATATCGGACTCATATTTTGGTGTATTGTGTGGCTCAGTATAGGATATTAGATTGATGAACGGGCGGATAGAGCCAATTTTGCTGAGGTCATATGCTCCGGGCGTCTTTTCTGGCTCATCAGTGAATACCAAGTCTGCACCGAAATCAGAAACTGATTGGCCATCGTATTTGGTCATGAATCCGACTTCCATAAGACTCTTTAGTGGAGCCATCAGGGTATGAATTCTAAAGTCATTTTTAGATGTTATCACTAGCGTTTTCATAGTCTTTATTTATCTCCACTGTTTTAACACCATCATAGACAATAGACATCGTAATCTCTTTTAAGAGCATATTGATGTACTCAAAAGTCATCTTGTTGTTTCTGAACGAGTTTATCGTTCTCTTAGCGATCTGAAAGTCCTTTTTGCAGATATAGGCTATTTGGCCCCACTTCTCTGGAAGACCATAGGACAAATGGATAACCATTCCATCTGAATATGCGACTCCGACACTTTTCTTGTCATCATTTGACGACAGCACCAGAGATGACCTATTCGAGCAACACAGACTCGCCTCATTGAAAATCATGTCTCCATGAATGATATAGACTGCGTCATGCCTTATTGCATTTATGGCTAGCCTGAGACTCTCGGTCTGGCTAGTTAGCTTGTAGTTATAGTTGAGCAGAACACGAATGTCATACTCTCTTTTACTGATGTGTTTGACGATCCTGTCATGGCCAACACCAGTTACGACAAGAATATCTGCCTTCTTGTCAAACTTCTGTATAGTTTTGATCTGATGGTCTAGTACAGTCAGTCCATTATACTCTAATAGGGCCTTTGCCCCTCTAGTCTGCATCGACCTTCCTGCCCCAGCAGAAAGCAATATATAGGTGCTCATATTACAATCTTAAAAATTGGGCGAGGAATATAGGAAATGACATTATTCTTGCAGATTTCCTCTAGTGGGTTTTTGGTTTTGCATTCCACCAGTAGAGATGTCTTATAGAGCATTCCGGGATACGTTGTCCTTATTGACGGGAACATGCTGTGCAGGGAGTAAGTACCATACTGGTCGAAATAGTCGCCATAATAGGCGGCTGCATCTTTGAGCCAAGGTCTTGGATCTTCTGCCAATTCACCCAGAGTTATATCTATCGCATAGTCGCCCTGTAGCTCGCTATACTCTTTGAGAATAACGACCTCATCGACAAATGGACTAGTCTTAGGAGCTTTGTCCCGAAATGTATAGCCGATAATCTTCATCGATTTCTTTCCAGTCTTTTGTGGCACCATTTATTTCGAGCAATGTCTCGTGGATATTTCCCATTTGTCCTTTGAGTAACTTATATGCAACCGCCATATAGCTAATGATTCCGGTTGTAGCTAGATGTTTGCTCATCTTGTAATTGATAGAGTAGTTCAAGGCATTAAGCATGTCCCTATCTACTCTATCGCCAGATTTGATGAAAAAGATCCAGCCATTTTTGGATCTCTTAAACGCCTCATCGCATCCAGAGCCGCTATATAGAGATTCAACCAACATGATACAGGAGAATCTTTGTGGGCCGAATTTCTTGGACCATTTGTCGTAACCCTCAAGCAAATTTTTGGTTGTATGACATACTATAACCCTCGGAGGCTTGGGAGTGTCAAGATTATAGATATCTTCTAGGGTTTGGTCCAGATCATCACCTTCATCATGCATTACCACAATGTTAGACTTGATATAGACGTCTTTTTCGATATCCTCAGTCGGTTCAGATCTTCGCCACATGCAAAGTCTATCAACCTTGTAGAAGGTAGACTCTTCGTCTTGGTATCTAGATAGTTCTTCTCCGGCATCTCTGAATCTCTCAAGAATAAGTAGTTTGCATCCAGTCTGTACTTTCCCGTGCATTTCCTTAAATACGCAGTCTTTACATGTTGTACTAATCATTGAGCCAGTCCTCCGATTGTAGTTTCCTCTTGCCACATCTCACGCTTTCCCAGAAATTGAATGTCTCAGCCTTGCCCTTGAACATTTTGATAACGTGGTCTTTGCTGAAATCTACAAAAGGAACCCTATTAAAGTAAGAGTTCTCCGAGTAGAAGAAACCACATGGATTGGGCTTATAGGATTTGAAGTTCAGATCTCTAAGTAGGCAGTTGGCCTCATATGAGTTAATCAGGTTAGAATGGGGCAAGTAGGAAGAAATAGCCCAGTCAAGAAAATCCTTATTGTTGGTGAAATTCGGGATTTTGTCATCCGGGATCTTGATTTGTCTAAATGGTTTATCCCAAGCCCCCTTTGGAGACTGGTCGAGTGAAACCATCCACTTTCCGACTACTTCGTCCCAATTGAAGTTGCGAGAGTACTCAGACAAAGTCTTCTCAGATATCGCCGCCCTATCACTCTCCGGTAAAGAGAAAAACATCTTCCAATAGGAGACAACCTCGTCTATCTCTGGAATTGCTCGATAGCACCCAGTTTCAAGCTCTAGGACCTTTGCCCTGAGTGGAATTGGGAATCCGCCAATTTTACGGACGATGGATTCCATTGCGGAATAGTCAGTAGACATAACTGGTACTCCACAAGCAGCCGCTTCAAGCTGGCCTATGCCCATTCCCTCGCTATTGCTATACTGGATGTATAGATCGAATAGGTTGTATATCTTAGCCAACTCAGCGGTCGTAGCACCATTACTTACACTAGATAGCTTTGCTGCATACTTCTTACAATTTTTACATTGCTTGATCGTATCGCTAAATTTGCTGATTGATAATTTGCCGCATTCTTCGCAGGCATAGCTGAATAGGACCCGAGATGATATACCGTACTTCATCATCAATTGTGGAAGGTCCCAACCATTGTCTGGGTACGACGTATGGCAATAGAGATAAGTCTTTTCATCTCCGGTAGTGGCTAGATAAAGAGCGAAGGCCTCTAGGAGGTCGGGGAAGAGCTTTCGTCTCTGATTCCGCATGACCGTCCCAATAATCTTCCAATCGGGATCTAGGCCCATAGAGAGCCTATGAGCGACCTTGTTGGGGACTGGCTTGAACTCGTCAGCGGCACACATCGTGACAGAGCCTATCAGATTCACCGAATCACCAGCTTGCTCCTTGATGACCCCCTCGGCCCACTCTGAGAGAGTGTAGAAGTAGTCAGCATCGGCAAATTGATTAATCCATTCTGGATTTTGTGGGGCTGAGTCCACCGTACTGGCCCAAGACCAAGAGAAGAATGGCCTAAATGGCGAATGTTTCACCCAAGAGTCCATCCATGGGTCTTTCTGCATTATAAGGCAGTCTGGCTTAAAATCTAGGCAAGCCCTTTCAAATCTCCATGCTCCAAACTGGTTGGCCGGATTAGAGGCATATATCTGCCTTACCTCGTCTGAGTCTGTCTTAGACGGAGCCATTGGATAATTCTTCCAAGGGATCTCTTTACGTCTTTCATCATCGGCAGATCCGTAGCAGGAGATCTCGGCTACTTCATATTTCCCGGTGGCGATAAGCCGCCTGATAAGCTCGCGGCCATAAGAGGCGTAGCCTGTATTTAGATAGGAAGCCTCAGACCCAACTAGCACTCTTTTGAGCATATTAACTCCCCAACCTTGATTAGCCGACTTTTTACTTCTTTCAATGGTAGCTGTAATCGTCTAGCCACTTCTCTTTTACTGTGGCCTTCTGAGAGCATCCTGACCATCTCCGCATCCTCGGGACATAAGTCTGGCAAAGATTCCCAGAGTTGTGGCTCATCACTTAAACCAAGCCCACTTGGAAGGATCGTATTGGTAAAAGTCTTGTTATGTCTTTTGACGAACTTGACCATATCCCTTCGGACGCACAGAGTGAAGAATGTACTCCTTTGTGATCTGATTGGGTCAAACTTTTTTTCAAGCCTTATAGCCGACTGCAAACCTATCTGGAAGAGGTCTTTAAAGTCATATAGGTGGGTCTTCCTATAGAGAGAGTGTGCAAGATCGGCTATAAGGGCTTCATATTTTTCGAGGATATCCATAGAGACTCCGTCTGGTACTAGAGGGCGAAACAATTTTCGAACTTGACAGTACCTACGGCTTTGCGGATTAGTCGCATTGATTTAATGAGAACTTCCGCTGTCATGATTACGTCGCCGAGAGCATCGTGGGATTCTCCTTTGTCTTTCCAGCCCATGTGCTTTCTGATGAGTGAGTCAGCAGATAGACGAGTGACGTTCTTATCGTTCTCGAAAAATAAAAACATTAGTTGGAGAACATCTATCGATATTGACGGATGAAATGGGCTAGATAGTCCAGTTCTTGCCAAATCTCTTTTTAGGATTGGCGTATCGTAGTTATTGATATTATAGCCCGCTGGTATAGGACTTTTCCATTTCGTTTTACCGTAATTGTGAGTATTCACATATGAAACAAAATTAGAGATTCCAGTCTCTAAGGTTACTCCCTTCTCAGCCAAAAGAGCATGACCCTTTTTATGGATATTAATAGCTCCGTCAGTTAATTCTTGTAGCCCAGCCTTAGCACACTCTTCTCCATATAGTGGCTTGATGAGAACATCAAATTCACTACCTTCGATGATCTCTAATCTCCTAGCATCAACACATACAGCACCAATTTGTACCACCTGTGCCGTACTAGTATCAATTCCGCTCGTCTCCAAATCGTATACGATTATGTTCTCGTAGTTAATTGTAATGCTCCTTATTCTTTTGGTTCTAAAATTACGTCCTGCCTGCCGCCCCCAGAATACACCTTCATTCTACTGAGATCGGCATACTTAGCTGTTACAGCGTCCATTCCGATTCTCTCAATCTCATTTCTCATAAAGATGCAGGCTGGCACGTCTGGGGAAATCTCTGGAATGATTTGGGAAAAAGCACATAGATGTTTGCACTTGAAATGATTGCAGGTTTTGCTGATTACCCTTGGAAACTTATCGTCTCTGATAGTCTCGAATTGTTCCCGAATCATAAGCTCAGCCTTTTTGAAATCCTTATCATCAAAAGCGAAAGTGAACACTCCACCCGGAACTAAGACCTTGTCGATGGTATGATCATTAATGTAGTAAATCGAAATATAGAAGTGCCTGTCCGGATATTTAAGTCTGAGAGCATAGTAGTATAGGAGAAGTTGCTTATCCTCAGCTAAGCAGTCATAGGTTTTGACCTTGTCTGTCGCCCAATTATACCTACGTCCCGTTTTGTAATCCATAATATGGAAGAAGATATCATCTTCTTTTACAATCAAGTCAACTGTCCCTTTGAGTCCTAGTCGCCCCTCAATTACTTCATCACCGACCTTATAGGAATACTTGGCCCAGTCGTGCGGCACCTCGACTTCGAAGAACTCTTCTACGGCATGGACGTTTTGATTTAGTGGATTCATTTCCCCATCGAAACGGGTAATTGCAAGATGTGTCCATTCTAATGTCAGTTTCTTAGAATTAGGAGGCATAATACCCGGAAACAGCTTCTCATAGTGGGCATGGGATATCTCGTTGAAGTATTCTATTGAACATTTTGAGAAGTTGATTTTGCCGAATTCTTCATCAATAAAACTTCGCTTTTTCTTAAGATGAGCCATTCTCTGTTTGCCAAGCAATTCGAGACTCTTATGGACTACCGAGCCCATAGTACTTTTGCCATTTTGTCTATCTTGCATACCTAGCACATAAGTAAACAGATATTTTTGCGGACAAAGTTGGTATGACCCAATTGATGAGCTTCTAAGATAGGTTAGTAACATCTGTACCCTTATTAAATTCAGCTATTACTTTACACCAATTTATTAGCTCTGTGTCGGTCATATCCATCTTCATCTGGTTCACATCTCTGTGAATCCATTGGACATTATCCTCTGTATAGTGACCCAAGCTATTAATTCGATCTAGAGATGCGGTCCTTACGTCGGTATCCCACAGTAGGTAGATATCGACGCCACTTATGGCACATTTTCCGTTCTGCTTCAGGAATAAGTTATAGGCAAATTCTTTCGTTATACACATCGAAATATTTCTTTGCCTAGCCCCACTCTTAACTCCATCCCAATATTTTGATGAGAAGAATTCCCCTCGTTTACTTCTACGGGCTCTTTTCATCTTATCTGAAATTGTGACATCTCTTATGGGTATCTCGTGATATAGGAGCCATCTTTTTACTACTGCCTTACTTTTATTACCAGCCACTTTAGCCACATCTGATAATGGTAAATTCTGTTTGACATAATATTCTTCTAGAAACTCTTTAGTATAAATATTCCCAGAATCATGTTTGCCGCTTCTGTATATCTTGAATTTTCTCAGATATTGGCTGACCGAGTTACTGGAACTTATACTATTTTCTCTTGCAATTTGCTGTACACTCTTTTTCAGAGTAACATATTCTCGCTTTAGAAAGTCTTCAGTAAGAATGTCTCTAACATTATTCCCAGACCAATTTCCGTGGCTGTAGTTAATATTCTTAGCGAATTCGGCAGGAGTCCTTCTGGGAATTTTGTGCTTTCCTAAATATTCATAGACTGACCTACTACAACAATCAACCATAGAAGCTATTTGTTCTGCCGACTTATTATCAGCAACATAGGCTTTAGTCAAAAATTCTTTGCTCAGTATCGATTCTAATCCCATTATTCCGCCTTTGTCACAAACTCACTAAGGCCCTTTTGAACCAAGAAGTCCAGCAGTTGCTGATTTGCATCTTTGATGCCAAGAATCTCATTATCCAAAACCAAGTCGAAATCTGAGAATTCTTTGAACCCATCTTCAGATGGGTGGTTATCTCTTGTGGGTCGGCGTGTCAGTCGCACAATAGTGCCACCCTCATCTTTTACTGCCTGTGCTTCGTTGTCAAAGCGACAATCAGCAATAACGGCGACAAGCGGAGAGTCCGCTTTGATTTTGTTCATGAGCAGTTTAACCCAGACCGGCTCATACATGCGGCGGAAGATGTCGGTGCCTACGAATTGGAGGACTTCACGAGCGGTCATGAAGCCGGGCTTATGTGACTGAATACCTAGCTTCTCTAGGTCTTCAGTCGATAAGGACAAATCTTCGATTTGGGTGGAGCTTGCGACACCCGGCATATTCTCCCACTTCAACTTAGTCAAGCTATTCTTGTAGCTGCCGTAAGCCTGCTCATGGGAAATATCGAACATTGTGATGCAAAGCTCCTTCAACGCATCAGCGAAGTTATACATCTTCACATACGGCCAAATTCTCTGATCGGCGTACTGGACATACAGATCATCCTTGCGGGATAGGTCAAGCACCCCCATATCCTCTTTAACTTCCCCATCCTTCATATAGTGGGTATTGACCTTAAGCTCTCCAGCTTTAGTAATCTCATATTCTTTGATTACTTCGTTTAGCTTGAGCAGATGCCCATGAAGGAAGTTCGCCGCTGTAGTCTTGCCACTCTCTTTTGGTCCCGCGAGGCATACAATCTGAGTCATAGTTTTAATCCTTGAACTTCTTCTACTGACATTTCCCCAACATCGTCGATGTCGGGCACAACATGTTTCACATTGAATAGGCGACTGAGCTTGTTACAATCTTCCCTGCACTTATCTCCAGCTTCATCCCGATCAAAGACAGTGGTCACATTTGTAACCCCAGTTTTCTGCAGTAGAAGCTCCTGATGATCTGATAAGCGTGACCCGAAAATTCCAACAGCGTTCTTTATCCCGGCTTGATGGAATCTGATCACGTCACCTTGGCCCTCTACTAGTATAATCCGACCCGCTTGGCAAATGGCCTGAAAAGCTAACCATAAACCATATAGGTGGTGAGATTTCTTAAATCCCTTTTGGTTCTTCCACTTATCTGGAGCACTTATGAGGGTTCGCCCAACACATCCGATAAAGACTTTTCCAGTTGGATCGTAGACTGGAAATACTACTCTACCATGCATCTCTTTCGCAGGATCATTACATATCCCAACGTCGAAGATGTCAAGAATCTCAGAGGAGAAACCTCTTTTTATGTAGAAGTCTACTGGTCTTATTAGCTTACTTCTAATTTCTTCCCTAGACGGGCCGCTAGGCCTGTCTTTGTCCCTCAAAACGATATCATTAAAAGCGTCAGAGACATAGTCAACTTGTTCTGCTCCGCAGAACGTAGAAGCAAGCTTAAGCACCTCAGTAAAAGATAAGTTGCCATTTATAGTGGCGAGCCCCCTCAGGAGCCCTATGACATCCCCACCGTACTTCTTATGGCATCCAGCAGTATTACAGAACCAACGACCACAGTACTCTGATGTGATGTCAGAGTTGATATTGAAGGCCGTTATGTTGTCACCCGCGTGGATGGGGCAGTTACAGACCAATAGTTGCCCCGAGCGGTAGGTCCTGACCCCAAAATAGTTGAGGATTTCGGGGATCTTAGCCTTCAGCTTCCCCTTCAGACTCTGGAGGTCTTTCTGGGAACTCTTTACTTCTAGAAAGTCGTCTAACAGTGCCAATTTCTCTCATCCTTGCTAATTCGCCCTTCATTTCGAGACAGATATATCCATCGTCAGTCATTCCGGGGCCATGTCTTGAAAGTACTGGTACTAGCTTGCGGTTGCCATTTTTAGGGCCGTCATCTGCGATTTCGTCTACTGATTTTTGCTTTAGGATGGTAAACGAGGTACAAAGCCAGCCAATTCTATCCGACTGTGAGATTACGTCGGCTGATTCTTTCTCTATCCCGTCCCTATTTAATTGGACAAACGATAGGCACGGTACATCATGCTCTACGCAGAAATTGTGCAGCTTTGTTGCTTGGAATCCCATAGCCTGAAATTCGGCTATGTTTTCTGATAGACCAGAGGAGTCCATCAACTTGAAATAGTCATAGATGATTAGACAGTCTTTAGTTCTTCCAGTAGGCTCAAATCCTACTTCCTTAAGTACCCATCTTCTGGCTATAGATAAGATTTCGTCAAATCCCTTACCGGATACATTAATGTAGTAATAAGGAATAGACGCCAAATAATCTCTTGCTTCAGCTATCGCGGACTTCTTGAGCGGATCTTTTTTGAAGTCGCCAGTCTTAATCTCATTTATCGAGATGCCGCTAATATTTGCCCATATTCTATTCCAATGGTCTTGCTCTGACATTTCAGTGTCTAGAACCAGTACAGGTAAGTTAAGCTTTCCAGACACATGCAGTGCTACATTGTCGCAGAAAACCGATTTCCCGCAATTGTGCGTAATGATATGATGATCAGTTAGGAATAAGCCATCATCATTGGAGATTCTAATGCATCTGGCGTTATCCACTCCTACCTTTTCTATCTTTACGATTGATCTTTTCAGATCTCCGATTTTCCTGTTATTCGATAGATTAGCTTTTCTGCCGAGCTTGAATGGGATAATATCCTTGGGCAGACGAATTTCACACCTAAAAGAGATAAAGGACTCCCCAAGACAGGTTGTGACCTGCGGCCTAGGAGTCGCTATCCCACCAAGGGACGTAACGATCTCACACAAGTCATCGATCAACTGCTTAGACACAGACGTAAAAGTATTTCTAGAAGTCTTTGATTTAGGATCAATAGTACAAGACCCATCGGTGTCTAAGAGACCCCTTAGTACTTCTAACCTAACTTCTTCTGAGTTGTACTTATAGATATCTGGAATAAACTTCGTATAGCAATTATGCCCGAAAATACCGATCTCTCTAAGCTTATTCTGAAAACCATTTATTCTGTATGATATGCATTTCTTTTTGGGGTCATCTTGATCTACTTTAATTTCATATCCAAGTCCACTGAAGTAATTGTTGACGTACTTAATAATGTCCTGATCCATACTGGTGTATGTGCAGGTCTTTATTAGTGATCCGTCTCCCAGTAGCACTCCTACTACATATGGGTCTACTGGAACATTTTGGTCCGCATATTTAGTAGAATTCGGCAGTCTTACATCCCATTTGTATTCTATTCCTTTGGATGGATCTCCGATATAAAGGTTATTGGCGATATCCTTAGTGGATAATACCTGACTTTTCTTCTTGCTTATGCTTGTATATGGATATCTTTTATATACTTCCCACAGGTGGTCCTCGCAACAGTCTACGAAGTTTCCGTCTCTAAAATGAACCCTATAGATATCTTTGTTTTGAAAATCGAACACTTCCTCAATGGTAGAATCTTCCATAAATGGATGTGAGATTTTATCGCCGACTGATAGATCCTCTATTCTGATTGGGCCATTTTTCGTATAGACTAGAGATCCATATCGAAGACTCTTAGTTCTAGCCCCAATCAGATCTACGCACTTTCTCAGGAACCCACCACCTATTGCCACGTCGTAAGAGGGGAATCCACTTGGCACTCCAACCTGCTTCGGCTCGTCTGACACTAGATACTCGAAGTAGTCCATACCTCCTTGACCGAGAAGTTTTGGCCGATTCTCATCTTTCTTCATGTAAGAAGTAGAGGCATTTGAGAGTGGAGTATCAACTACAGCGATGATATCAGATAGGGATTCTTCCCCAGATATCTCATTGAGGCTCTTGTAGGACTCCTTGATGGTTTCCTGCAAGTGGCGGGCGAACTGAAGTCTTCTAATCTTCTTAGCGTGCCCTAGAACACTTGAGACGTCCACTGGAGTAGCCAAGACCCCATTGAAATGCTTCAGCACATCTGGTTTGTTAACATAGTCCCCAAGAGACAAGTCTGTCGCGGCTGAGAGCAGCGACACAAAGTCAACCCTATCAGACTTGTTGATGATGTGCTTTATGCATTTGTACATCACCTTATTAAAGTCTACAGTGAATGTGCCTTCCTCAAGGAAGGCCTCTGTATCAAGGTAGCAATCAACCCCATGAGAGCATATGCCAGCTAAAACTGCCCGCTCGCTAGCCACATTACTCAGGTCCATTTATTTTCCCTTTAGATAAACAACTATTGCACTTGTAGGCACCTTTATCTCTTTTGAAGAGAGGAGCAACTGTTTCTTTGCTCTTACATAAAATGCACTCCATTGTTACGGACTTAAATGGCTTACGGTTTCTCGGGGTCAAAGCGACATTATCGTTGATCTGGTCTGCTCCCGGCTCGTCTGGGGCCTCTCCAGTGTCGATGAACTCAATCTGCTTAGCCCTTACGGGGCTCTTTTTCCCGCCATGTTTTGTTTTTTTTGGGGCGATAACCTTCTTCGCTGCCTTGGCGGTCTTTTTGAGGTTGGTCTGGACTGGCCGCATTGTAAAGTCTTGAAAGTCGTTTTTCCGACCTGCGTCTGCAACTTTTCTGGGTTTGCTAGGAACTGGGACCACCTCGTCGCCATCTGGATTAAGTCCCGTTAGTTGCTTGTAAAATTCAATCACAAGCGACCAATCCTTTTTGTCGATTGCCAGCTTCAGCTTATCTATCATAAGATCTCTTCTTCCCAATGTCTTGGAGGATATCGGCCATTCTTTTTACTGAATCCAACTTCTGGTCGGCCTGACAAATAACAGAAGTAAGATAAATTCTCATTTTCTCTACCTTAACAGCAAAGGTATCTTCAGCAATAATAGCCTGTCTTTTCACTTCATATTTCATGTACTCGGAGTGATTAGACCAGTTTCTGGCCACGATGTTATGAAGTATCTCTTCACACCAAGCTCGCTTGGCGATGCATTTGTCGGTCTCTTTACGAACGAAGATGCAATAGGAGTGAAGCTTAAATGCCCCGGCGTATGCCTCATCTGAAGAGAGGGAGATTAAGTCCTCGTGAGGCATATCCAGAATCGTCTGGACTACTGGGTCGAAGCTACAATCGGGGGTCATGAACTCAAGACAGTATCTGTCTATGAACGAAGTGAGTTCTTTTAGTCCGGTGATATCGCTGAAGCGATCAAGTTCTTCCATTTGTCCTCCTCATTATGCGGCAGAGCCACCAATGTAATATCGTTCAGGTTACACCACTCTGACTTATCTCTATCTCTCTTACGAGCTAGTAAGAAGTCGGCTTTGGTCTTGTGGAAGAATGGGACAAATTCATAGTGCTGCCTACCATGTACTTCGACAGCGAGAGATATAGACGGTAGGAATATGTCCAAATAAAGCCCGCAGCCCGGCAGTGTTACCTCTTCAAAGATAACGACTCCGGGCAGGATCTCCAGTAAAAGAGAAAGGGCTTTTTGGTGAGGGGCTGACTTAGCCCTACTCTTCCGTTTGGTGGATTGCAGGATGAGCTTATGCTGCTTACCATCCAGTCCGGTAACTAAGCGAGCAATGATCCAAGCTCCTTCTTTAGGAACTCACTGGCTGATGGAGTAGAGGAGATGAAGTCATAGACCTTCTGTTGGCCTTGAAATTTCTGCTCAGCTACTGAGGCCAGATCTGGATGCTCAGTTAGATATGGAAGTGTAAACCAAGCTCCAGCCTTTTCTATCAGGCCGAAAGATTCGCCAAGTTCAATGAATTCTTTAGTGCAGTCGATTCCATGACCAAATCTAAGATAGGAAGTAACAGTGTTACCACTTGCCCCCATAGCTGAGCAACTGATGTCACAAGTAGTCTTCTGGCCTATCTTTTTACCGTTCTCTTCCCATGGTTCGACATGGGTAAAGTCGAGCCTATTGTCGGCTTGATACTGAACCATAACTCCACAGTCGGCCACTTTGTGCTTACCATACCCACTCGTGTTAGTGATGTAGTGGGTGATAAGAACCATTAGGATGTCATTCCTGACGACAACCTGAGCATTCTGCTTGACCCAGTGGGAAAGCATCTTAGGGAGCTGTGCTCGAAGCTTAGAGGATACTTCGGCATCCATCTCGTCTCTTGGTAAGAGAGATGATGTAGAATCAATTACGCATACAGCCCCTCTATTCTTAGGGAGTCGGATCATAGCATTGACTGTATTCAGTATATCTTCGGCAGAAAGATCTTCTTCTTTACCGCTGATAACCTCGATCTCTTTCTTATCTAGGTTATGGATACCTGCCAAATTGTATTGCTTGATACGACTTTCCGCGTCGGCATAAATACCCCTCCGGCCTTGTGCCTGAGCATTCGCAATAAGTTGCAGACACAGAGAAGATTTGCCACACTTGGGAACTCCAGAGATAACTGTCCAGCTACCTTCTAGGATACCACCATTTAGCCCTAGATCATAAGCTGGGCTGATACTAATACATTGCTTGTTTGACTTCTCGTCAAAAATGTCAGAACCACTACGGATAATATCTCCATACTTCTTCTTGATTGCCGCCATCCCAACGTCACCAACATCAACAGTTTCACTCTTTGCTTTTTTTGCCATATTACTACATTACCCTAGAAAGTAACTCATTAACCTCTATAAACGCACTTCTCTTCATCTTGAACGAAATATTTAGATTTATTTCGTCATATCTAAACTGAGTAGAGAACAAATTTCCTTTATGGTCTCCACATATATCAGCAAAAACACTAGTGTCAACATCAACTCTGCTTATTTGAGCTTGCCCATTCTTGGAGTTCTCTAATAGTAGCTTGAAGATATCTTCTTGTGTAACGCTCATAGCTCACTCAATCTATTTATTTTGCCAAATGGCTTGGTCGGTACGACAACTTCTTCTACCGTCTTCTCGATAATCTTTTGACTATCTTCCATCTCTTGCTGAAATTTTTCAGCCAGAGCGACCAATTGCGGATTCTTAACAGAACAAGCATTAGTCTGCTTAAATGCTTTGATAATGCATGATGAACAAACTCTCTCAAGGAGCTTATTGATCCGCATTATCTCAAGCTGATAAGCCTTTTTGAACTTAGGATTGTTCCAAAATGACTGAGGAAGAGCCGACTTGCTAAATTCGGCCCTCCTCTTGAACAGCATTTCAGCTATGTAGTTGTCTACTGTGACACATCCCTCTTTATACATTGAGGGAAATGGTCTTAGATCACTCTGGTCGTATCTTTTGTACATTTTGAGACAATCTAGGGGACATTCGAGTAGCCCGAGTAGCATCACCCATTTCAGAAGCCGCCTGAGTCATTACAACGGCACCACGCTTCTTGTTCTTCATCATCAGGTCGTCGATTTTGACTGGCCTGACTCCAGCGTCTGGTGGCTTATTGGCTTCGGCCTTTTCGGCTTCTGCAACTTTCTTAGCCTCCCTCTTCTCAAGAGAGTCAAGGAAGGCTCTTACAAGCTTCACAGTCGATCCAACATCACTAGCCAAAGTCTTAATGTCTCGTGACTTGTGATGAGCAATATAGAACTTTTGAACCTTACTCAGACTTTCGGTATTCGCGGCTTGCTTTTTCATAATCTTGATAATCGCCTGATGTTAGAGCTACTAGGAACTTGTCGAAACACGCCTTGGTCACATTCTGATAAAGTCTCTCTCTTGGAAATTTAATCGAGGTTGGATCGTAGAGAGACCCATTATGGACTAGGGCCTTATAAGCACTTCTTCCGTCTGACGTCACAGACATTATGATAGCCTTTTCAGGAGTGCATTCTTTCCCTGCTTGGCCAAAACACTTGGTGACAACGACCGTCTTGCTGATTTGCGATGGATCACTGATGAACTGTGTCATTACTTACCCTCGATAAATTTGATTTTCTGTTTTTCAGTCATGTTGTTAATCTGGTTGATCTCTTTGATCTTAGCTTTCGCTGCGATCTTCCTATCTTCTTCTGCTGACTGCTTAGAAGAGCCAGCTTTCTTGGTGTTCTTCTCGGCAAGTTGGCCTAGGGTCTTGATCGACTTGACCTGACCCATAGCGGGAAAGATTAGCCGCTGCAGCCCCATCTTCTTACACTGAGGACACTTCTTTTTTACCGGGTCTTTCACCCCCTGATATGTTTCAAACTGATGTTGGCATGCAGAGCATGCATATTCGTATTGAGGCATTATGCAACCAAGTAAAAGAAAAGGTATGTCTGAATAGACGCCATAATCCAGATGACTAAAAGGCTCCATCTAGTGTTCTTCCTGACCATCCACTCAAGGATGTCTGCAGCGGCCAAGAGTCCGATACACTTAAATGCGACCAGCCTCGAAACATCTATTTTGGGGTCTTCCTGACTAAATATAGTTGCAGGACAAATAGGGGAATCTTCCTTATAGATCAGCATTCTGGCCACCAGATTCTGCTCAAATATATGGAGGCTGTCGGCATATTTGACGGTAAGATAAATATCAAAGACGGACACTAGACAGATAAATAATACTAGAAATCTCATAGCGAGTACTTGACCTTCTCAACTAGATCAAAACCTATAATCTCGCAGTTCTCTGCCTTGATCTGTAGATTCTTCTGGGGCACTTTCTTATTCACTCTGGTAAGATAGTTTTTAAGTGCTATCTTAGCATTCTTGAGCGACATATAGACATTGTCCCTGTTGGACCTAGTCTTTATCTGTACACCATCCTGAAATAGGCGGAATATCATGATAGCTCCTAATATGAGCCGAGACCTCTGTAATCGAGTTGTTCTAGGATTCGACCAATGAGTGGATGACGAAGGATGTCTGATGAATCGAGATTGACCATACCACACAAGTCTGGTGAGTCAAAGAGCTTCCTCTTGAGATATGATAGTCCGTCTTCTTCTCCACGAAGGTCTTTCTGATCCGTATCGCCCTCAAAAACCATCTTGCAATTTTCCCCGATTCTCGTAATGGCCATTACCGCTTGCGGCACGGTCATGTTTTGAGCTTCAGTAATAAGAACAAAACAATTCTTATAGGTGAAACCCCTCATTAGTTCGATAGCCTGAAGACAGATGGTTTCAGACTCAAGGAGTTTTTCTAGCTCGTACTTAGCCCCAATCAACTCTTCCAGATTGGCCAGAATTGGGGCGAACCATGGCTTTAGTTTATCGATAAGGCTCCCCTTGATCCATGGGAAATCTTTAGTAGATGTAGAGATCATCGGCCTAGTAACATAGATCTTTTCGTGGGGCTTATTCGGGTCTGACATGTGAGAGATAGCGGTAGACAGAGCCACCAATGATTTCCCACTACCAGATGGGCCAGAGCAGATAGTGACGTCATTATTTATGATCGAAGAAACATAATCCCTTTGATTGAGCGTTTTGGGCTTAATCAATTTATATTTGGGAGAGGGAGAGTATGGAATACTTGCTTCTGTTTTAGTTCTTCGACGTGTCATCTGAACCCCTTAATTTGGCGTACATTTCTGAAAGCTTAAGACCTTCTGTAGTACAGGTATACTCTATTCCATTCTCAGTAAATTCTGGCTCTATCAAGCCATCCTCTACTAATTTTGAAGTAATGTACCCATTGACGAGACTACAGATTTCTTCGTATACTACACTAAATGGAGAATCGACTCCGACCCTATTCATGCAGTAGAGAGTTATTAGTTCCCCACTTAGACCTTCCATCCGATAGTCTTGTATAGATTGATTCTCTAAGAGGATCTCTAAGAGCTGCTCGTCATTCACATGATCGGTTATTCTTACCATCACCACTCCAGTGTAGCGTTAGATAGGTCGTTCTTGTATGCCCCAATTTTGTAGGAGATAATCTCTTGCTCTTGTGGGGCAGTCTGTTTGCCTTTACTGTCGGCTTCTAGCCAACTGATTGGGTTCTTAGTACCAAAATGCTTCTCAAGACCAGCACCTACGAGTCTCTTGTCTACCAAGGATTCGATGTACTGATGCATAATCTTCTCATTGAGGCCGATCATCCCACCGTCTTTAAATAGGTAGGAGGCCCAAGCCTTTTCTTCGACAGCAGCCTCAAGGAACATGGAAGTGGCTTCGGCCTTGCAGGCCTCTGCCACCTCCTGAAAGCCCTCTTTCTCATTCTCTCGCATGAACTTCAGGATAGTCTGAGTGATGCTCATATGAACTGCTTCGTCGTTGCGGATCAACTTGATGATCTGTGCATTACCGCACATCTTATTATTCTGCTCAAATGCTAGAGCACAAGCGAAGCTTACATAGAATCTAACAGCCTCAAGAATGTTGGTAGCCATTAGGCCCAAATAGATTCTTTCCTTGATGGGCCGCTCACTAGCATCAAAATTAAGTGCGTCAAACGCACTCGACACTGAGTTCGCTCTCTTAACAATCTCCTCGTCCTTTAGGACATCGTCAAGCACTTCAGACGGATTCGGATATACATTGTTAATGAGATAGCTGTATGAGTAGCTGTGCAGCGTTTCAAAAGCCGCCCAGATGTTCATGCAGGCTTCCAATTCGGGCAGACTCACATACTGAGTTAGGTTCGGAATAGCCCGAGCGATCACTGAATCCATCATCGTTTGGAACTTCAGATTCGAAGTGAAGATGAATTTCTCATGCTCACTAAGTAACTTATAGTCTCCAATGTCCTTCGACAGGGAGATTTCTTCGGGTCGCCAGAAAAATCCCAACTGCTTCTTGAAGAGCGTTAAGAATATCTCATACTTGCATTTGTCATAGCGTTGTAGGGAGAGTCCCTCTCCTAGGAACATGGGCTGTTTTGTGGTATCGACCACCATCGTATTAAGAACACTACGCATTTTTCTTCTTCTTGTATCGTACAGTAATTTCGCTATACTGTGGAAAAAAAGCAATTATATGGAATGAAACGAATCGATGTAATTTCTCATCTAGGTTAGAGAAATCTCTGTTGAATAGAAATTGCATTTTCCTTATATTAAGACAATCATCTTGATCGCGTTTCACATATTCAGCATCGGCCAAGAAGGGCTGCAATCCATTGTCTACGTGGTAGTAATACCCATCATGATTTCCTATGCCCTCTATCTCTATTAGCATCATAATGTACATGCTCCACCAACACAGGAGGTATCAGCCTCCTCATTGTCGTTAGGAGTGTTGTTGTAGTACATGGTACGAAGCCCATACTTGTAAGCATTAATGATATCCTGAACCACTACAGAGATTGGAATTTCCCCATTTTCGTAGTGATTGTAGTTTAGATATGTGTTAAAACTCATAGACATGTCAACCCACTTTTGGAACGCACCAGCCATCTTGATGCAATTCAGATTGCTAGTCATATCCCAAGCTATTGTGTATTGTTTCTTATTTTTTGGGTAGTTGGGTGTAAGCACCTTCTTTACCCCATTCTTAGCAATCTTCTCAGTGAGTAAGGCTCTGATCGGCTCGAATCCATTAGTGGATGAGTGGAGAACACTCGAACTTTCAGCGGGCATAATTGTTGAGAGAGTGCAATTGGATAGACCAGTTCTTGCGATCTCTGCTCTCAGCCACTCCCAGTCTTGCTTGAGTGGGAACTGGAGGTCATCCGGTAAAGATGAATGGTTGTCAATCGGGAGCCAGCCGCGTGAGTACTTGGAGGCATAGAAGTCTGGGGCACGATTGAAGAATGGTCCGTCTTCACCTGCCAGTTTCGAAGAAGCGAGAAGTAGGTTATACTGAATATACTCCATTAAATCATTTGAGGCCTCAATCGACTCTGGAGTCTCATGGTTCATACCATTCTCTGCTAACCAAGCGGCAAAGTTAGTAATGCCGATTCCTAGGGATCTCTTTCTTTTACAGAAGAGTTCTGCTGCTGGGAATGGGTATAGTTGGTAGTCTATTAGACTGTTGAGCAGCCTCACGATAGTTTCACACACCTTTGGAATTTCTGCGTGCTTGGTCTCAAGCAGATTGATAGAAGAAAGAATACAGATTCCAATTCTGCCATCTTGGCTATCTACAGAAGATAGGGGAGATACGGGTTGTAGGATTTCGCAGTTATGAACCAATATACCGTTGGCATAGAAATTATGATGATCTTCCGTCTGAATATCAAATACATCTTCGGTTTCTTCAATGGTTTCTATTATTAGCATCTTTTAAGTACACCCTTCTGTAGGTTCAATAATTGTATACGTTCGTCGTTTTCGTGTATCTGGTAGTTTCTCACCCCATCATTGTAATACTTCCTACCCAATATAGCATCCGAGATCTTCTTTCGAGATTCTAGACTGTATGACCTTTTAGACATGTCAAAGTCAGAATCAGAATATTCAAATCCGAGCATACTGAGTTCTATCTTCACCAAGTCGGTGAAATTTTTGAACGAGCCGCCGAATCTATTTTTCGAAAAGCTTTGTGGATAGCTATTCTTCTTAGAGAAAGAGAACCATTCGTTGCGACCTAAACTACCATATACTATATAGAATTTTACAGCAGCATATATTAGCTCTCGATCTGTAAAACCTGAATGATTTGCGTTTCTCTCGCCTGTTGATCTTATTGAGAGCTTCTTTATCCAAGAATCTCTCTTCTCCCCTTCCAGCATACTTACACAATCGCCACCGTCTCCTCCCGATGTCAGATTGTATCCATACAACTCCTCGTTTGATTTAAACATAGAGATATAATCTCTTTCCTTCTCTAGGGCCTCTTCCCTATACGCTGATTCAAAAAGCACAGTAGAAACAATATTCGCGACTCCGTACTTTCTGATAGCTCTATGGAAAAAGGTTTCTGATCCAGCATTTGCCAACTGAACATGCTGCCTGAGTCTTACTAGTATCCCCTTGCCAGTGACCCCAATATATTTTTTACCGTTAATCTCGTGACAATAAACTATGTGTAGCATTGCGTACCTCATAAGTAGGATGTAAAATCTCTACTTATCTATACGCAATATTTCAGCCTACACTAGATTATTTCTAATTCGTCTGTAACTAAAAGGTTCCCGGCTTCGACATACCCTCTGTTTTTTGTGAAAATACGATGATCTGCTGTACATCTAAGACTTCGGCCAGATTCAGAGTCTGTTATTTTTATGACCTTAGAATTGCTCTTAGTCTTTTGTACAGCGAGCACTTTATCAAAAGTAACAGATTTCCCATCATTAGATGATATTCTGACATCAGTATAATTTGGGAATATCTCTACAAACTCTGACATTTTCACCTTCATGAGCGAGTTGTCTACTACTACGTCAACCTCGGTGTCTCCAGACAGGCAGCAGAGATTAGTCATCTGGATAAGCTCGTCCCATGATGACTGATTACAACTGTCCATGAACATGATATAAATTCGGCCAGTCTCAAGTCGCTCCTTAGCGATCAAGAACAGCAGGTCTCTCGCCTTTACTGTTTTGGTGAGCCTTAAGGACTTACCCTCAACTTCTTCATACTTCTGAGTAAATTCTTTACTGCCCCAATATTGATACAGGTCGGATTCATGAGGGCAAACTAGGGTAACATCTTCATCATTCTTAACCCGATCGAAGAAGGTCTTGTCGAGCTGAATGCAATAGTCTAACTTTTTGACCCGATTATCATCAGTCCCACGATTGTTCTTCAGAACAACTACATTCTCAATCTCATAATGCCACCAAGGCACTGACACTGTAGCTCCACCACCTCTGGTGCCATTCTGGGAGGTTGATTTTACTGTACTCTCCATGACTCGTAGGAATGGAACAATCCCAGTAGAGATAACTTCACTATCTCGGATTGGGCAATTTTTGGCTCGAATTCGGCCCATGTTGATGCCAATGCCGCTCCTACGGGCTGTATACTTACCTGCGACCATAGAAGAGGTAAAGATAGAGTCTAGACTATCCCCGCAATCAATCAGCACGCAAGAGCTGTAATACTTGGTGCGTGAACGCACACCAGACAAAACAGGGGTTGGCAAGTTGATCTTGAACTTTGAGATGTAGTTATATGCCTGCTTGATTAGCTCCATACGATCTTCCCTGCCTGCGTAAAGCACCATAGGGATAAGCATGAAGGCAAACTGGGGAGTCTCAAAGATCTTCTTGGTAGACCGATCACAGATCAAATACTTCTCAATCATCTGCTGAATACCCGCATGGGTAAAGCGAAAATCCCTATCATGATTGATCATTTTGTCAATCTTGTGGATTTCTGACTCCGAGTAGGACTCTAGGAGTACGTCATCATAGACCTTCTTGTTCTTCTTGAGATGGTCTAGGAGGCGAGGTGGCAAATTACCTCCCCATACTTCCTTTCGGAGAGCGTACAGTCTAAGACGGGCTGCAACGAACTGATAGTTCGGAGCGTCTTCGCTGATCAGATTGTAGGCGGACTGAATCAAAACCTCCTGAATATCCTTCGTCTTGATCTTATTCGAGATACTAAGCTTGGCATTCATCGCGACATCGCTAGGGCTAACGTCGGAAACACCCTCACATGCCCACTCTAGTACCTTATTAACCTTCTCCGCATCAAACTCCTCCATCTTCCCGTTACGCTTCTTGACCAACAAATCTGTCATATTCTTCCCTAGTAAAAATGAGGTGCATAGATTAATACGCCCTAGCTGGGCGGCGGGATCTTCTTAAATTTGGAAATCATGGGGAATCCGAAATGTCCCAGCAAAATACAGAAAACACCATAGGCAACTGGACTAATGTTCACTAGGTCTACTATGAACTGACTGATAGAAGCGTCCGTCTTACCAGCAGAACAAACCCAAGCATCATAGATTCCAAGAATCACAAAAGTAGCCAGAACTACGATCCTAGTTGTGTTCATCTACTGCCTCCACTATTTTTGCAATATCGCAGTTGTACCAGCCTGCGGAAAGCAAGCTGTTCACCTCAACAACCTTATACGATCCTTCGGATCTGCAAATGTCGAGTGTCCACAGGGGAGCAGGATCATAGTCCTCCGGAATGACGGACTTGGCAAACTCTTTGGCCTCTTCCATTCGCGGGCCGCTTTCGAGTATATCACCGTAAGGTGACTGAGTCAAGACGGAACCTTTGCTTATCACGAATCTCCACTCAAGCTCCACAGGCTTCACTGGAGCAAGCATCAGGAGTTCGTCTCTGTAGAGATCAGTTGGGACTTCCGAGTCCACTACAACCCCTGTGAACGTCTTGTAGCCGCTGTTCTGTTTGATGAACATGGCCGGATGACCTAGTGAAGCCCTCAGTAAAGAAAAGGTGCCAGCTTCTACAAACAAGTGGGGATTGTTTAGGGCATAACCGCCAAAGAATGGAAGGTAGTAATTACAATCATAGACTTTATCGTAGAGCCAGCATATAGCTTTTGGCCCTTTGGACTTTTGAAGTCGTCTGCCCAGAGTGTGAGTACCATAGAAGATGTAGTCCGTAACGGGAGACTTGGAGAACGTCGGCCCATTTATTCCATATGACACCCAACTCAGCCTATCCCCAAGAATTTCGACTAATTGTTGCTCATTCTCCTCGAAAACATCTTTTTCAACTACCCAGTCCATCTTCAATAGTAGCGTCATTTGCCCCACTAGTCCTTGTCAATCAAACGGTCTGGAGGAATCAATTTTTTAACTTTGAAGGTCTTGTCGTACTCTATCTCTATGTACGAGGCTAGAACTGATTCGACCCTATCTATTTCTTCTTTTACCGCAGTCCTGAATCTATCAGAAAGAATAGCAGATAGGCCTACCCTATGCAAATCTCTTATATAATCGCCAAGTGGATTATTTGACTCTAGGTAATAGGACTTAGATATTAGATCATCTATATTGCTCATTACAAACCTAATGCTAATTGTTTAATAACAAAATCCACCTTGTCTTCTGAGCTACGCACTTGCAATATCAGAAATCAAAACCACTTCAGGTCCTTCTCTATCAATGATCTCACAGGAAGACTGTGTAGGATTCTGCCATGGTTCTGACCCCTCAGCACCACAATGTCTTGAAGCCAAAGATCTAGCTAGTTTTTCACTCTCGGCACGTATTACCATACCGAAGCATTTATCATACCATGGGTCCCACGGGCTATTCATTGTTTTGATTGGTCTCAGAATCCAAAGCTTCATATCACTCATAACTAATCTCCGCTGTGAGGTCTTTAGAATCGTACTGGAGGTTAAATTCCTTGGCTATCGCCTTTACCGTCTGTACGCACTTGGTCTTTGACGAATACGCCTCAGACGACGCTAGGATATTCCCATTGTCTGCAACAAGCCGGAAGAAATATGCCCCATTTTGATTAATAACGACTTCAAATTTCATGAGCTTCGCTCCTAAGAGTGTGATACGTTCCTAATTGGTGAAACCACTTCTTTTGCCGCATCCCCGCTTGCAAGTAGCCCCAACGACTTTACATATTTGACCAGTACCCCGATTGCATGCTTATCGCTTTGAGCGGCCTTGATCTCTCCAGAAATTTGGCCAGCATAAACTATGAGTTCTTCTTTACTGACTTCCTTTGGAAGATAACTGCGGAGTAGCTCATTCTCGCGGGATAGCTTGACACTATCGCCAAACTTCATAGTCTCGGTGTTACCCTTGACGATTTCGCGGCAGTATCGGATGATGAAATCATCAGTGAAGTTGTTCCTAGTTTGGCATTCCCCCAAAACCACCTTCAGAATATCGCTAGCTAGCTGATTTCTCATTTTAGTGGCGGTAGTGATGTCTGCCTTGATTACGTCGATTAGCATGGCTCCGCCTTATGAAATGAGGAATATATACCATAGCCCAATAGTTAGTATGGGGATGGTTATAGGAGAGAATAATGTAGCCAGAATGAAAAATTCAACATAGTCACTATGCTTCATTCCGAACCAGTCAGCTACTTTAGACCCATATGGCTTATACAAGAAACTAGCCCAAATATGGATACATACTAGGGTGAATATTAGGCATACTGCTAATTGCATTGGTATTCACCAATCAATGTTTTGCGGTACTGCACCCATCCGTACCCAAAATTCCCACCAGACAGGGGGAAAAGATCTGAGCACTCGGCCTGATGCTCGGTTGGGCTGAAGTGCTTTGATGAGACTAGACGGTCATGCAGAGCAATATCCTGAGAAACGTCTCTGGTGCCCTCGGCAGTGAGGTAGCTCACACGGGCACACCTTCCCGCCGATACCTTAATCAGATCATCCTTTGATAGGATCTCGTCTCCGGGGAATCCTGTCAGGGGAAGATGCCAGTCTCCCACTTCGAGAAGTTTCGGCCAAGAAGCCTTCATGCAGTCACGAGACATGTAGGCTAATTTTTGAATGTGCGGCTCTGCCTCGGGATGGCAACGCAGAGCAAAGAAGTTATTCCAAGCACCACTATTGCCAGTGCAGATAACAGTGGTCCACATCCACGGTTCAAGAATTCTATTGGCGATCTGTTTATGGAGGCCAAGTGCTAACAACTGCTTAGCATAGTACACAGAAGATGTCCTTGCGGACAACCATAGCTCTTCGCAATACTTGCTATCAGACATATATGATTGCACCGTAGAAGCATGATTACTGTCATCGTCGGGAAGATGGCAGACTCCGGTGAATCTATATTTTTCGTTTATATCTTGTATCTCTCCATATGCCTGCATCCCCTTCTGGGCCGCACCCCAATGAATAGGAATGAACGGATCTTCCTCTACCTGCTTGATGAACTTCTCAACTGGAATAGCTCTGCTGCTG